TTGCGTGGTTTTTTCTTTTCACACCTGATAGGTGCGCAATTGAAGCAATTTGATGATGCGGCTCAGCACATGGGGCGCACGACAGAATACAGCGTAAGTCAGACCGCAACAGCATTAAAGCTAATGGCTAGTGCAAAACCCGAACTGATGAAAACCAACGACGGGCTGATTAAGGTAACAAACCGCGCATTGATTCTGGTACAAACTGGTGGCACGACTTTGCCGGATACCATCTGAACGTTAGCTCTGTGATTGAATCAGTTCGGTGTATCAGCAGCCGAGGCAGATTGTTATATCAACGTTCTTGCAGTCGGCGCAAAATACGGTTCATCTGAAATTACAGATACAGCCGCAGCAATTTTAACGATGCGTTAGTGATGGCTTAAATAATCACCTTTTCTTACATTATTATGTGGGTTATTATTAACCAATAGCGAGCATTAAGGGGGCATCATGAGCAACACAGTTTACAAAGCACATTTCGGTGATCGACAAACTAGTTTTGTTGTAAAAATCACACATGATGACGTATGGATTGCGGAATGTGATGAGCTTGGCCTTGTTACGGAAGCTAAGTCATACGATGAATTAACAGAGCGAGTGTGGGAGATAGCCCCCGAACTATACGAGCTGAATGAACTTGGTAGTAACCCTGATGGAATGAAAATTAGTTTCGTTCAGGAACAATCTTATGATTCAAGGATGGCGCTCTGACATGGGATCTGGCTTATATCCACAACTTAAAGAAATTCTATACCCTATGGATTTCAAATTGCATCGCGACGGCAAGGGAACGAATCCTTGGGGGCATAGATAACTATGTGACCGGGGTGAGTGAGTGCAGCCAACAAAGAGGCAGCTTGAAAGATGACGGGTATATTAGTTCATGGCTGTTATTTTATTAGGCAAGGTAAAGGCAGTCATGAAATCTGGCGTAGCGATATCACAAACAAAAATTTCAGTGTTCCATACACAATAGTTTCAAAACATACAGCTAACGCTATTTTTATGCAGGCTGGAATTAACCTAAAAATATAGCCCTTACGGGATTTTTTATACACATACGCCGCTTAACTACGGTTTTTTATTTAATCAACCTCGCTGAAATCGCGAGTTTTTTTTATGGAATTTTTACAATATCAATCTATTGGAAATAAATCAGGAAATAGCGTAATCACTAACTACTCTTATTAATAGTTTAGGCTTAGCACTCGCGGTGCTTTACCGTCTATGCAGTAGTAAACTTAAGAATATTCTATTGAAGTAAGAATCTAATTTGAATAATATCTTATGGCTATTTGGCAGTAAGATGAAATTACCTTTATTAATAAATAATTAAGTGAGGTGTTTATGTCTGAAATTAATAAGCCAGAAGTTACTGAAATAGAAAATAAACTCCCTGAGCATAAATCATTAAACCCTGATCAATACAAATGTAATCATGTTGTTGCCCCAGAAAATTCTTGTCCGTGGGCGATTATTCAAGTGTATCTAGGAAATCAAGCACGTCGTGGTGATTGGGATTCTCCTAATGAATGCATACGCCTTATTTCTGAATCGAACGCTAATAGTGAAGGCAATAATCTGATTTATATTGAGAAGTGCGATAAGCACGGGCATTGGTTACCTTGGCAACCAACGCCGGAAGATATAATGAGTAGTGATTGGTCATTGTTAGAGCCAGATAACAATATGATGGTTTTTGATGTTACCTTGGGGACAGGGAAAAATGATGGAAATAATGGCTGGGGGTATAAGCCATCATGGGATAAAAACTCTGATTGGCCAAATTTTGGTACTTTAAATGTAATCCAAAATAAGACAGACATTGTAGCAACCTTATCATTTTTTTGGAATGAGGGAACAAATACGTTTATTTGGAATATATTTTCCCGTGAGAACGAAGAAATTTATCTGAAAGTGGAAGAGTTATTTAAGGCTAAAGATCTTTATATAACAGTTGATGGTATAACCTTTAATCTTGGTAAAGGCTCATCTACTATAAAACGTGAGGGATATAGAAGTGTCAATTGGTATGAAGGTAACGAAGCACAAAAACTAGGTGCCATATTAAAGCAGACAGGTGAAACCAAGCGTTTTTACTGTAACTGGTGTTAACTATACCCAATGGATTTCAAGATGGATCGCGACGGCAAGGGAGCGAATCCCCGGGAGCATAGAAAACTATGTGACCGGGGTGAGTGAGTGCAGCCAACAAAGAGGCAACTTGAAAGATGACGGGTATATATTATGTTGAATTCCAAGCCTCTTACTTGCGGAGTTTTTCATATATAAAGTCCACTTCCACGTTCTCAGATAATGTCTGATGTGGCATTCAATTTCAACTACCGAGTAATCCTCGGTAGTTGATAAGTATTTAGCAGAGAATGAAGATGTTACTTTCTGCGTAGTGAAGTTTGAGCTATATTGAACTAAATCTTCTTATATACGAGAGATATATAGCTAACTCTTAAGAATCTTTATATCCAATTAAACTCAGCTTCTGTGGTTAGAGTTGCGTCTAAATTGACGGCTGTAATTCTATAGTAATAAACAGCGTTAGGAGGCGCGTTGAGTATTTTAGTTTCTCCAGGCCAGACATCAATAGAATTATAGAATTCATACTCCCCAAATGGGGATGCCCAGAAATTTAAAACCCTCATTGCTGCTTGGCCGTTGTTTTTTATTGCTATACTTCTCCATCGAATAGGAATGGCTATATTCCCATTTTTATAAGCTTCGATAGCTTGGTTAGGGTTTAGGAATATTTTGAAATTTGTTGATATCATATTGGTTTCCTTATTATTGCTGTTATTTGTTGGCATATATAATCAGGTGATTTCACCTGTGACATTTAACTTAACACTTTCTATGAGCAGTTAAATATTGAAATTTATCAGTGACGTAAAAGGATTAAGGTAAACGTAAAAGCGGTTAATACACATTCCATGCTACGCATTGCGTGGCCTTTTCTTTTTTCACACACGTTTAACGGGATCTTAATTTCTGGTTGGGGTGGAAATTGAAATTCATGGACAAGCCGATTGACATCTGAATGTAGCTATGATTATGGCTGTTATCAGTCAAAGAGATACGAAAATCCCGACAGTGGCGGGGACATGTATTCCTGACGGATTTATTGCCGATAGCGGTAGTCGTAATTAATGACGAAGGAGTTACACCGATAAAAAATAGATAACTTAATATCATGAATCATGATCTTTTCTTATTAAAGCGGCCCATAACTTGCTGAAATGAGCCGTAAAGAAGTGGATGAAACCCGCTTGTATGCTGTTTAATTTAATGGACCATCCATTGATGGGGATTTAATCATTTTTTAAATAAAAGTCACCATTATCTCTTAGCCAGAAAGGGGGCTGTATATAGGATAGTTGATATCCAGATGATTGCGGTGATAAACATAACAATCATCCTGGTGAAACGCCAGTAAAATGGCTTTGGCGGTGTAGCGATGGGAATAGGTAATTGAGTATTTTGGAGCTGACGATTATCTTGTTCGTCATCTTGAAGTGGCAGGATAAAACGATAACCTTGTCGGTACACCGTGTGTATGGCTTCACCTAGATCACAATAACGTAATGTTCGGCGTAACTTACAGATTAATTGCAGTAAATTGGTTTCTGCTACGCCATCTTTGCGTTCAGGCCAAACCAGAGGGATCAGTTGCTCCCGATTTAATGTATTCCCTTGTGATGCATGTTCCCACAATGCAAGTAGCAGGCGTTTCTCTTTTTCCGTAATGATAAATATATTTTTACCATGAATTATTTTGTTTGAGTCACAGTCTAAATAAACATCTCTAGTTATTTTCAACATAACGCATTCTCTGCCTCTGTTTAGTGTTTGTCTATTTTTTATATAGCCAGGAGGGCTCAATAGGCACTTATGCCTGTTAGAGTTTATATATTTTATGAATGAGTAATGCAAGAAAATAAATTATTTAAATTTTTTTATTTTATTTTGTCATATGGGTTATTTTTCTGTTTTTTATTAAGAAGTAAAACTAATGATAATTAATTATTAGTTTTATACCCTATGGATTTCAAGATGCATCGCGACGGCAAGGGAGCGAATCCCCGGGAGCATAGATAACTATGTGACCGGGGTGAGTGAGTGCAGCCAACAAAGAGGCAACTTGAAAGATGACGGGTATATTTATATTGTGATGATTACCCATGAAGTGATGGAAGATTTATAAATATAGATAAAATATTTTTAGGTGTTATTTATTGTTTATAAATTCCTTTTGTAAAAATTAATGAATAGATATCCACGAGCAATAATGCTGTGAATTGAACGTGATTTATTTATGTAATTGAATTAACAGGTAAAAAATCGATAAAATAATTATTTTTTATTTTTAACTTTTATTTGGCGGTATTTGAGTGATTACTATTCAATAAATGATTGAAAGTTCCAACAGTGTGATGTTTATCACGTATTAACTTACGTTAATCAGTAGTCAGGTCGCCTCATCCCCTTGAATGAGGGTTTGGATATTAAATACGGTGAATACACGAGTCAGGCATTAGGCATGATACCTAAGGGCGGTAGCGTACCTAAAATGATATGTGTTCTAACCCGGTTATGAATTTAACTCTTAAGGAAATAACAATGTCTACAACTGTCGATCAAATTGCTGTTCAATACCCCATTCCAACTTACCGTTTTGTCGTGACCGTTGGTGATGAGCAAATGTCTTTTCAAAGTGTATCGGGATTAGATATTAGCTATGACACCATTGAATATCGTGATGGAATTGGTAATTGGTTACAAATGCCCGGTCAGCGTCAGAGACCAACCATTACCTTGAAGCGCGGTATTTTTAAAGGGCAATCTAAATTGTACGATTGGATTAATTCTATTTCGCTTAATCAGATAGAAAAGAAAGATATTTCTATTAGTCTCACCGATGAAACAGGTTCAAACCTGCTAATTACCTGGAATATTGCTAATGCTTTCCCGGAAAAACTCACAGCACCCAGTTTTGATGCGACCAGTAATGAAGTTGCGGTACAGGAAATAAGTTTAAAAGCCGATCGAGTGACTGTTGAGTTCCATTAATACACTGTTTGGTGTCAGGACTGTTTGCTGTCAGGACTTGTTTGTTGTCAGGAATAGTCTGGCACGTCAATGCAGTGCTTTTTAAAGGCGAATATTATGACAATTAATACAACTTATCCGGGTGTCTATATTGAAGAAGATGCTTCATTGGCACTCTCTGTCCGTACCAGTGCAACGGCGGTCCCTGTTTTTGCGGTTGCAGATGCTAATAAATGTTTATCCACAGATTATATCCGTATTAGTAGTTGGCTGGACTATTTAACACGAAAAGGTGGACAATTTAATCCTGGTGATAAGCTTGATATTTCACTACGTGCCTATTTTATTAACGGCGGTGGATATTGTTATCTCGTTAAAACTAAAGATTTAGTAAACCAAGTTCCAAAGTTGGATGATGTCACATTGCTGGTTGCTGCCGGAGAGGATATTACTACTGCTGTAGGTACACTTTGCCTACCGGGCAAAGGCTTATTTGCCATTTTTGATGGTCCAGTCACTCAAATAGATTTGAACCAAAACCCCGATGAAGTACTTAAGATTTATACCGCTACCGCCTATGGCGCAGTTTATTATCCTTGGCTGACTGCCGAGTGGGGAGAAAAAAATGAAGAAGGGAAAAGAGCTAGCGTTGATATTCCACCCAGTGCAGTGATGGCCGGTATTTATGCCAGTGTCGATAACAATCGAGGTGTCTGGCAAGCACCCGCTAACGTTGCTATTCAAGGAGGATTACAACCTAAATATCCGGTGACTGATGATCTGCAAGGACAATATAACAAAGATAAAGCGTTGAATATGATCCGTACTTTTCCTAAAAGTAGCCCATTGGTTTGGGGAGCCAGAACACTTGAGGACAGTGATAATTGGCGTTATATCCCTGTTCGCCGTCTGTTTAACAGCGCGGAACGAGATATTAAAAATGCCATGAGCTTTGCGGTCTTTGAACCTAATAGCCAACCAACTTGGGAAGTTGTACGTCGAGCGATTGATAATTATCTCTATTCTCTCTGGCAACAAGGCGGATTGGTGGGCAATAAAGCTGAACAAGCTTATTTTGTTCAAATTGGTAAAGGCATCACCATGACTGATGTCGATATTAAACAAGGCAAAATGATCGTTAAAATTGGTATGGCCGCTGTTCGTCCAGCCGAATTTATTATTTTGCAGTTTACGCAGAACATCGGACAATAATTGGAGGCAGTATGCCAATAGCACCAACTTATCCTGGCGTCTATATTGAAGAAGATGCCTCACCGGCGCTCTCTGTTAGTCAAGGAAGCACCGCAATCCCTGTTTTTATTGGGCGTTTTTTACCGAAAGAAACCAGTACGACGTCAAAAATAACACGTATTAGTAGCTGGCTGGATTTCACTAATCAGTTTCATGTGGGTTGTGTTACGTCAATAGCGATTAAATCAACACCTCCAGCTGCCGCTAAAAAATCTAAGAAAGTCGAAAAAGTTGAAGGTGATATATCAACCGAAAACGAAAATGGAGAGGTTAATAATGATCCAGAAGAAGAAAAAAAATCTGATTACACTTACGAGGTGACAGTTAATCACACGACAAGCAGTGATGCTTTAAAGCTTTATTTTCAAAATGGCGGTGGGCCTTGTTATATCCTACCAATAGCTGATACCAATAATACTACTCTGGCATTAATCCCAGAATTGATTAAGCAGGCTTTAGAAATTACCTTAATCGTCTGTTCTGAACAGGATTCTGGTTATCAGAGTCAGATATATAACAGCCTGACATCTTCATTATTAAATGAGGGCTATTTCCTTATCGCTGATAATCAGGATAAAGCATTCGCTATCAGCACTAACGTATCCTCACAAACCGCAACGTATTATCCCGCGGTGAAAGTCTCACAACTTATGCAAACGGAAGAGAGTCTTATAGCTGTTTCAGGTTATAAGGATGCAAAAGCAACTGATGTTACCAATCTGACGGAACTTAAAGAGAAAAACTCAAAACTCTATGAACAAGTTATCAAGACAATAAAACAAAAAATTGCTAATAACAAAACTATTCCCGCCAGTGCAGTGATGGCCGGCGTCTATTGTGCTACTGATGCCAGTCGTGGTGTCTGGAAAGCACCGGCTAATATTGTTCTGAGTGGCATTAGTGATGTAGAAGAACGGCTCACCGAAGATCAGCAAGGTACCATGAATCAAAAAGGTATCAATGTTATCCGCTATTTCAATAATCGAGGGTTTGTCGTGTGGGGTACACGTACCCTGAAAGATGATGACAACTGGCGCTATATTCCGGTACGGCGTTTATTTAATGCGGCGGAACGGGATATCAAACAGGCAATGCGATTTGCCGTCTTTGAACCCAATAGTCAACCGACTTGGGAACGAGTAAGGTCAGCCATTGACAACTATCTCCATCAACTCTGGCAACAAGGGGCGCTGGTTGGCAGTCATCCCCAAGAAGCCTATTTTGTCCAGATTGGTCAAGGTGTCACCATGTCCGAGGTGGATATTAAGCAAGGAAGAATGATCGTCAAGGTTGGCATGGCGGCGGTCCGTCCGGCTGAATTTATTATCCTGCAATTTACGCAAAAAGTCGCACAGTAACTGTACTGGGGCGCGGTTTGCCGCGCCTGTCCTGTTGAGGAAATGATAATGGAAATGACACAGCCGGGTGTGACAAGCGCGGAAAACCTGATATCCCAGAAGCCGGGGGATGCATTTATTGGTGTACCTGTTTTTATTGGTGATATTCCAAAAAGTTCGGGCAGTAAAACCATAGTCAAATTGAATAGCCTGACCGATTTTACCCTAAAATTTTGTGAGTCAAGATTAATGTACGACTCATTAATGTACGACTCATTAATGTACACCTCCGTGCGCCACTTTTTTGAAAATGGCGGTCAACAAGCCTATGTGCTGCCGCTGACCCTTGATGAACCACTGAGCGATTTTCAATCGTTGATCATCGCACTGCAACAGGATTGGCTTAAGCAGGCTATTGCCGCAGAGAGTGCTATCACATTGGTTGTCGTCCCTGATATTGTCCGCTTTAATCAGACGAGGGAGCCCGGTGCCGAGATAGATCTTTGGTTGCAGTTTTGGCAGTCGATACTCGAACTGTGCAAGAGCCGACGCGGTATCATGGGATTGCTGGATGCCCCGGATGATCCGGTACTGGCCGCTACATGTTTGGCGCGGTTTTCCTCAAGTGATCGGCAATGGGGCGCGGTATATTGGCCGGGGCTGAAAACCACATATCAAGAAAATGGTCAACATATCATCCTTTCGCCTACTGCGGCGGTGGCGGCGGTTATCCAGCGTAATGATCATCAACAAGGTATCTGGACCGCACCGGCCAACGTAGCTTTAGCTAAGGTAGTCAGCCCAGTACGATCCTTTATTGAAGCTGATGCGCTCTTTAATCAGAATGGCACTTCGTTGAATCTGATTCGCAGCTTCCCCGGCAAAGGGATCAAAGTCTGGGGATGCCGAACGCTGGATAACATCCCCGGTTCTCCGTGGCGTTATATCCAAACTCGCCGATTGGTCTCCTATATCGAAGCTCATCTCACCCGATTAGGCCGGGCTTTTGTTTTCGAACCTAACAACGCTATCACTTGGATGAAACTTAAAGGCCAAACTTACAACTGGCTGCATCAATTATGGTTGAAAGGTGGACTGTTAGGGACCCAAGAGGACCAGGCATTTGACATACTACTCGGTGTTAACGAATCAATGAGTGAAGCAGATCTGCGGGCTGGGAAAATGATTATGAAAATCAAACTGGCACTGCTCATTCCGGCGGAATTTATTGAACTGAGTCTGACGTTTGATACGCGCACCGGGACCACGGGATTACATTAAACAGGGGCAAGATATGCACAATCTATACACCCCGTCAGTGTCACACCGTTTTATCGCCAGTTTTCTGTTTAACAATATTCCCAGTCCACTTGATATTGCCTTTCAGCGCATATCGGGGCTCAGCCGTGAACTGCAAACTACTCAACACAGTCAAGGCGGGGAAAATGCCAGAAATGTTTGGCTGGCCGAGAAGATCCAGCACGGTAGTTTGGTATTGGAACGTGGTGTGATGACGATTACACCGCTGACTCTGATATTTGATCGTGTCTTGCGTGGGGAAAAAGCGGTTTATGCTGATGTGGTCATTATGTTGCTGAATGAAAATTTTTTACCGGTGGCAAGCTGGACCGTGAGTAACGCGTTACCGGTTCGTTGGTCTACCGGTGACTTTGATGCCAATAGTAATGCCGTTTTGGTCAATTCCCTGGAGTTACGTTATCAGGATATGCGCTGGTTAGGAGTGAAAGCATGACTGTAGAAATTAAAGAACTGATTATTCAGGCCAAAGTTACCGATTCTGCGAGTGATTTATCCTCCCTGCGAACCTTAGCTCAAGAAGCACTGGATGACGCTCGCCTGATTGAGAGGGTGAAACGGGAGGTGTTAGAGGCATTACGTGAAACCGGGGGCGATTATGAGCTTAATTGAACGTAGTCTGTCCAAACTGACGTTGACGGCTTTTAAAGATCGGGAAGGTAAAATTTTGGTGGGCAGTTTACCGGTGATGTATAACCCCGATGCGATCCAGTTCAATTATCAAGCCAATTATAGAAACGATGAAAGCATTACCCATGCCCACCAAGGCAACCATTATGTGTCGTCTCAGCCCGCGGGCCTGTCATTAGACCTATTGTTTGATGCCTCTATGCCCGGCAACAATACGCCGATAGAAACCCAACTGGCGACGCTGAAAACCCTCTGTGCCGTTGATGCCGGTACCAACGTCCCTCATTTTCTTAAAATCAAGTGGGGCAAAATGCGTTGGGAAAACAAAGGTTATTTTGCCTGCCGGGCCAGCGGTCTCAACATTCATTACACTTTATTTGACCGCGATGCTATGCCGTTACGGGCAATTGCCACCTTATCGCTGGTGGCGGATGAAAGCTTTATTATTCAGGCTACTGAGCAGCAGTTAAAATCCCCACCGGCTACTGCGGTTAGCGTAACCGATATGCTCTCTCTGCCATTGATAGCACTGGGCGCTGGCGCGGCTCTGGCGGGCGGTATCGATTATCTTTCGCTGGCTTGGCAAAACGATCTGGATAATCTTGATGATTTCACGCCGGGGCAAACACTACAAGCACGGAGGAAGGCATGAAGATACCTCCGATCGCGATTAAGATAGGCGGCAAAACGCTCAATCAGTTTACAGTTATCAGCCTGTCAGCCAATTACCCTATCAATGGCATTCCTTCGGCTAACGTCACTTTGGGTATTATTGGTGATTCCAGCCATATTTTTGATGCCAAGGTGCAGGCTGAGTTAGCAAACTGCCGCCCGAACCATGAACTTATCGTGCAAATGCAAGAAACCGTGTTGTTTAAGGGAGTCATCGTTCGGCAGACACTGGGGCTTAAAGGTCAGGACAGTTTAATGATTCTGACGGCAAAACATCCACTGCAAAAATTAACCCATAATTTTCACTCACAACTGTTCAGTAAGCAGAGTGATGAGGCGATTATCAAGAAGCTATGCAGTCAGGCTGGGGTACCTGTCACGATAAAACAGGCACCTCAACTTAAAACGGTACATGAACAAATGGTGCAGTTTCGTTGCAATGATTGGACATTCTTAAAGAGCCGATTGAGTGCTACCAATACCTGGCTGCTCCCCAGCCATGATGCCGTTACGTTAGTCACGCCGGAATCACTTAATCGGTCAACCGTACACACCATTCGTCAGCGCGGCGACCTGCGGGACATTGTGCTGTTTGAAGCCAATTTGCAATGGGATAATCAGCGCAGCCCCAAAACGGTGAGTGTACAGTCTTGGGACATTAACCAACAAAAGTTGTCTCAGGCGATTCAGGTAAAAAATAGTGGGTTTGGGCATGGTCAACTTGCTACCGACACGCTGAAACCGCTGACCGATCAAGAGTGGCAATGGATTTTCAGCTCCCCATTGGATAATGAACAAACCAAACAGTTTACTCAGGGCATCATGGGCAACCGGCGAAACCATAATATATCCGGCAGCTTTGAAGTTGCAGGCCATGATTGCTATCAGCCGGGTGATGTTTTGGCGTTAACTGGCTTTGGGGCGGGAATGGATGGTCAGGCGATTATCACTGGTGTCAGCCAGATCATTAACCCGCGGCAAGGTTGGCGTACCCGGTTAACGTTAGGCATGCAATCAGATATAGAACAGGTTATACCTCAGGTTAAAGAGTTGCATATCGGGATCGTAGAAAAATACCAACAGGATAGCCAATCGCTAGGCCGTATTCCGGTCAACATACCGGCCTTAAGCTTAACCAACGGCACCCTTTTTGCCCGTTTAGGCAAACCTTATGCTAGTCATGAGAGTGGATTCTGCTTCTATCCAGAGCCGGGGGATGAAGTAATAATCGGTTTCTTTGAATGTGATCCTCGTTTTCCGGTGATAAATAACTTTTCAAAATAG